AATAATGAGAGGGAACACGCCTCTTGATAAACACACATTTGTCGCATAATATATGACCGGTATATTTGCGACTTTCAAAAGAAAGGACGAAAATGTACAGAAATTCCCTTAAAGAAGAATTTAATCAAAGCGAAAGCAAAAAATTAAGTAACATTCCTAACTATCTGATTTTAATCGAAAATGACGGAAAACTTTCCGAAATAATTCCCGTATGCACGATTTCAAAAGTTCTAGAAATCGCAAGAGAACGAAAACAAATTCTCACTGTTTTCGAAAAAGCAGGAACGGCAAGCGCATGCTGGCGTTTTCTGTTTAATTGTACATGCGAGGTAATGTAATGTTCAAAAAAATCGCATGGAAAATTTTAAGCAAAGAAATTGACAAAATTCTAAATAAACTAACAGAAAAAACACTAGAAAACGAAAACCTCAAACAAAGAATAAAATTCCTTAACTGGGAAATAGAAAAATTAAAATGGACAAACAAGGAGTAAAAAAAATGCAGAAAATCTTTGCAATCAAAGACTTAAAAATGAACTTCGGCGGCGTATTCGTTGCACCGAACCGAGCAGCAGCCATCAGATTGTTTGCTGATACCGTAAACAATAAAGGTAGCATGCTTAACACTCACGCAGAAGACTTCGACCTGTACGACATCGGAGATTTTAACGATAACACCGGTGAAATCACAAGCAAAGTAACCTTTATCGAACATGCTTCAAACCTGAAAAAAGCAGACGAAGCACCGCATAAGTAACAAATAACCATAACTAACCAAGGACGCATTATTTATATGCGTCCTTTTTTTGAAAGGAGAAAAAAAATGGCAACCAACGACCAGCGGGTGTTTTCACGCACCGCCAAAACAACTCGAAAGATTAACGTATCGCCGCGCATCATGCGGGGCGGGACTAGGCTGTAATTTTAAGGATACAAAACATGGAAAAACTCAAGAGCATACTCAACAAAATTGTGGCAATCGGTGGCTGGGTGGTAGCCGTTTGTCAGGCAATTCTTGGCACCTTTTAAAGGAGACAGAAAATGGATTTTGAAAAATTCAAATGGAGAGAGAGAAAATCTCAGACTTTCGATAAGTCTAAAATTTCGCTCACAAAAGCGGGCAAAACTTATAACGTTTACGATAAAATCCAAGAAGGACGCGAAGACACAGAAATCTATCCGACACTCGAAAAATACGGATGTATCGACCGAATGATGCTGGACACGAAAGGCGTATACGCAGACTTCACAAACTTCAAAGGTTTGAGAGAAATGAAAGAACAGCAAGCAGAAGCTGACCGCATGTTTAACAATCTGCCGCTCGAAACGCGAAAAATCTTCAACAATGACAAAAACGTCTTTATGCGCGACGGCGAAAAATGGCTGAAAGAAAAAATCAAAGCCGAAGAAACAACAAAAAAAGCAGAGACCCCAAAAGCAGAAAGTGAGGTAAACAATGGATAGAAATACCGAAACAGCATACGCAGAACTTGACACTATCGAAACTCCGCGCAGCATGTGGCAGCGTTCAAAAACGCACAAAACGAGCTTTAACGCAGGCTACCTGATTCCATTCTATGCAAACATGGATATTATTCCGGGCACGACTATTAAAAACAAAACAAGCATGATTATCCGAATGTCAACACCGCTCGACCCGGTAATGGATAACCTTTATTGTGATACCTATTGGTTTAAATGTTCAAAATTCTGGTACTGGGAACACTTCCGGGCAATGCTAGGCGAAAACGAACTCGGAGCTTGGACACAGGAAGTCGAATACACAGAGCCGAAAATCAAAACAAATACATCAAGACCGACAACAGTCAACGACATGTCCACTTACCTCGGCATACGTCCGGGCGTGGCAAAACTTGAATATTCAAAAATAATTGTATCAGCAATTATCGACATCTGGAACAACTGGTTTCGTGACCAGAACCTACAGGCACCTATCCAAATTGACAAAACTGATGCAGATTTAAATGTTGACGGCACGTTTAACACAGGTTGCGGACTTTTGCCGGTGCAAAAGTTTCATGACTACTTTACCTCGGCGCTTCCAGAACCGCAGAAAGGAAATGCAATCTCAACTCCTTTGGGTACGACAGCACCAGTAAAAGTGTATGGCAATAACATGACACTGGGTCTAATTGGACCGCACACAGCAAAAAATCCCGAGGGATATTATGGCTTAATTCAATCAATAGACGACAACCTTTATATGGATAAAGACGCTTATAACAAAGCAGTTGGAATAGCCTTAACTACAGCAGGCGGAACGGGTTTGAATAATGCAGGTATCGGCTTATCAGACGACCCGACCAAATCAGGCGTTGTTGGCATGGCAGACTTAACGCAGGCAACAGCAGCGACAATTAACGCACTCCGATTAGCATTCGCAACACAACGTATCCTTGAAAAAGACGCACGTTTCGGAACTCGTTACCGGGAAATCCTAAAAGGTCACTTCGGCGTAACAGCAGCAGATGAAAGTTTACTTGTGCCCGAATACCTCGGCGGAACTCGCACACCGATTAACATTGAAACAGTTCTTCAGAACAGCTCTACAAACGAAACTTCGCCTCTTGGTGAAACAGGTGCAGTATCAGTGACGGCAATCGTTAACGAAGACTTCACAAAATCGTTTACAAAAGACGATATCCTGATTGGCGTGCTTTGTGTAAGAGCAGACCATACCTATCAGCAGGGCTTGCCAAGGCAGTATACGAGAACCAGACGGCTCGACCGGTACTGGCCGGCACTGGCTCACATCGGCAACCAGCCTATCTATAACTATGAAATTTATGCGCAGGGAACCAACGAAGACAACGAAGTGTTCGGCTATAAAGAGGCATGGCAGGAATACCTGTACGAATATAACATGATTTCTGGAGAATTGTTGTCAGAAGCGCCGCAGAGTTTAGACGTATGGCATTATGGCGACGATTATTCAGCTCTTCCCGTATTATCTGATGAGTGGATTCGCGAACCAAGAGAATTCATCGACAGAACTCTGGCAGTAAATTCAGAGAAACATCACCAGTTTATCGCCGATATTGTGATCGAACAGACGGTTGCAGCACCAATTCCGCTTAACCGCGTTCCGGGCATGATCGACCATTTCTAGTCATGGAAGAAATCGACGAGAAAAAACTTGTTGAACAGGCAAGGACGGAGTTCGACCTTAAACTCAAAACGTGGGACTTCGTCCAATCTGTAAAACAAGCCGTAGAAAACGAAGACTGGACGAGATACGGAGATTGTCCATACATAAACATGATTCCACTAAATCAAATCAAAGAATGTTATGAAAGGAGATTAAAAGATGGTAGCAAGCGCAGCAGCAGCAGCGGCAGCAGGTGCCGGAGGTGCTGGATTATGGAGCGGAGCGGGGTCAGCGGCAATAGCCGGGGGTCTGGGATTAGCGGGAAGCTTGTATGGAGCAAATAGTGCAAGCAAAGCAGCAGGCTTAAGCTGGAAACAACAGGTATTGATGGCAATGTTCCAGCGTGACTGGGAAAAGGAAAAGATGCAAAATGCCTACCAGTGGACTGTTGCAGATATGGAAAAAGCAGGACTTAATCCTATTCTGGCAACCAGAAACGGAGCAAATAGCGGCGGAGGTATTACAGCCGGGGCAGGCGATACATCCGGACTTAAATCAGCTGGGCAAATCGCGGCACAGGGATTATCTCAAATTATTCCGGCGGCAATTTCTGCATATACGGGATTAAAAAGTACCGAAAATCAAACAACGCAAACTGAAACTGACGCAATATTAAAAAAAGCAGAAGCAGCTAAAACAATTGCTGAAACTAAAAACTTACCCGAGAAAATGAAGTCAGAAATTCAAAAAAACATCGCGGACGCAGGACGAACAAACGAAGAAAGGTCGCCAGCTGGACTTATTGGAGGATTTATTCAAAAAGGAATAAAAAAAGTAGATAACGACATAAAAAAAAGCAAACAAAAAAGAATAAATTCAGCAAAAAAAGCTAGCTTTGGGCCTCTAGAGCCATTCGGCCGAAGATAGATACATAATCAAAAAGATAACACAAAACCAACCAAAAACTAAAGAAAGCCAGTAAAAAAACTGACGCGGATATTTGAATAAAAAATAAATAA